TAAAGCCTTTTGAATGGTCTTTTGTCTAATCTCCCAAAGCTGAACTAGTCCAAGGTCCCAATTCCAAATGGGAACCATCCAAAATTCCCAGATTTGCTGTTTTTGTCCATATTTGTCATTGCCTAATTGGTCAGGGTCAAAGGGCTTGTCCAGGGTTGAATACATTGGTTTGTTATCCATTCCAAAGGTTAAAAAACCCCTAATTAAAAACCCATCGGCCCTTGTTCCTAATAACCTGACCCTTTTTAATTCCTGATCTTGAATTTTAAAATAATTCATGGACCCAGAAGAATTGACACTTGCTTCAATTGCTTGGGCTTCATTTCCCCAGATACTTGATTCCATATCAGTTCCTAAATTTATTGATGATTATTGATGCGATACCACCACCAAAAAATTTGGCAATAAACTGCATCAAAATGATTTCTGGCATAAGAGAACCAAATGCCAGGGTTGGGAAAATCAAAGAATCAGCTAATGCACCAAAAGCATTTGATCCATTTGATTTAACTAAAAAATGTTTTTTGATTAATGCCTGAAATATGGCTGAATCAATTAATGCAGAAACCCCAAATGCTACGGCTGAAGCAATAGCAATTTGTAAAGCATTAAGATTAAATAAAATGGTTATTAATGAACCAGTACAAATTAAACCAAGTATCTTTGGCCAAAGATTTTGACCTTTCCAGACTTCATGCAGTTTGTCTCTAATTGCTAAATCAACCCCAATGAAAAACAAAGCATTCCAGATTGAAAACCATGGACCAAAATAAAGAAGTGTTAAATTTGCTGAAACAATTGCAGTTAAATAAATTGCTATATAAATCATTGATAAAACTCCATTTGGATTGGAACTCTTTCCCAACATTGGGGTGAATTAAAAAATTCTATTCGGTCAATTAATACCTGGGCTTTTGCATAATGTGACAAAGGACTATAAGACCCTTTCCATTCATTCCTTTGAGCATTTATATTCCTGCCAACCATGGTGGAATCAGCCGATTCAAATGGAAGTTTTTGAAAGATTTCTGGATTCAGCATTCTTAACCCATGAATTTTTGTCATAGGTTTGCCAAAAGTATCTGTTAAAACATCCATGGCTTGATAAATTCTCATCCACCAATCAGGACTATTAGGTGTCAATCCATTTCCAGAACCAATGGCAATTTTACTGAAAGATTCTAATAAACGATTTAATCTGTTTAATGATTCGTCTGTATGCCAAACAGGGACACCTCCAACACCATTAACTTGATAAGGACTTTGAGAAATTAAATCATCATTTTCTTCTTCTGTTCCCCCAATAACGTCAGGAATAATAAAAAAATCCATTGAAGGGCCTGACACTTCTTCAATAAATTTAAAATAATCATCAAAATTAATTTGCTTTCCACTTTTCCAAAAAGAAAAAGCTCCATTATCTAAAGCCCATGATTGACAAACATCTTTAACAATGGATAACTGTGAAGTATCTGCATAAGAAACAAATGCGTGTTTGCTCTTTAAAATTCTTGCCACTTGATCATCTGAAACAGCTATTCTTGTCCCGTGGTAATGAATCATTTTTAAATTGGAGTTAAAGTTAAAAGAAGTTTCCCTTCCGGGTGGACTTCTCCCCGTTTAATGACAATCTCATCAATTTGAGAGTCATTCTTAAAAACCCCGGCTGATTCCAGGGCATCACATAAAACCTTTAATAAATTGTCCAAATCCCTTCTTCTCTTATCCTTTGGCATGGCCAAGACTTCCAATTTAAGCCTTTCATCTTTGGGAAAGGCTTTCTGTCTCGATACCATCCAAATCTGGCCTACTGCTTTGATATAGGATCTTGCATCCTTAGACTTCAAAACCTGGGAATTAACATAGCGCCAGTAATGATTTGCAGATGGGGGGAAGGCCAATTCAAGAAGGACCCGGTTAAAGGGGTTTCCTACCTTTAATTTTAGTTCAGATCCCATTCTTCAATGGCCTCCCTCCATTCTTTTTCATTAACCATCTGATGATTTACTGCCCGTTCCTTTCCAATCCTTTGGATATGTCCTCCTGAACTAAGGAAACGGGCAGTGGCCTCACTGACTTCTTCCCTTGTCATCGGTCTTGCTCCTTTGGCATACCGATGAAAAAGGAAGGACTGTTTATTCTTCTTTTTTTTCATGATCAGCCAGGACATCAGGAATTTTTTCATCCTGATTTGAAAGCAATGTTGAGGGGGGTAGAGCATCAAAAGGAGATCCCCCACTTTCTTGGCCCTGGCCAACCTTGAAATCTTCATCCATATATCGAAGTTTGGCCCAGCGTTCCTCTTCTTCCATCCAATCTGGATCTGATCCCTTGTAACTGGTGTCACAACCATCGGCCCCAATCCAGTTGTCGAATCTTTGTTTAACGTAGTCTCTCATTTGAGATTCCTTCTCATAAAGGACAACCAGAACAAAATGCTGGCTTCCTGGTTTCTGGATTCGATGGATTCTTTAATGATCCTTTGAATTTCAGGGGGTGTTTTCATGACTTCACCTTCATTTGGTTTTTCTTATAATCCAGGACCTTCCTTTTAGAATAGACCCTGGTATTTCCCAGCTTCTGGCACTCTAAAAGCGGATCATCTGCGAAGTCTCTCAAGAATTTGGAGTTTGAAACCCCAAACTCCTGGGCCACTTCCCAGGCCATTAACAATTTTTCAGGCATCCGATTCCTTTCTGTATTGGGCCTTCATTTCAGCCCTGATTTCATCCATTTCCCTTTTTTGATCTGACCTTAGAACTGCCCCCCCAAAGACCCTGGTAAATTCCTCCAATTGAAGGATCAGCCTTTCCATGGTTTGATTTAGTCTGTTTTCTTTGTTGACATCCATTTCAAAACCCTATATATATATCACTGGTTTCATGAATCCAAGGATTCAATCAATAAATCATTTATCAAAATAAAGGAAAAAATGATTATGTCAAACTTTAATTCATCCTTGACCCCGTATCGTGGACTAGAAGGGCTTGAGACATGGAAAAAATACAATCTGAAATCCGTTTAATTGTTGATCGGCTGAAAAAAGTCCTTGGAGTTTCCAGGGATGATGAAGTGGCCAAGGCCCTGGGGATGTCACCCCAAAGTCTCAATGGCTACAAGGACAGGAGAAAAATTCCTTATGAGAAGATTTTGGAATTTTGCGAGAAGGAAGACGTTTCCCTGGATCATGTGATCTTAGGGAAAGGCCAGGTTCAGAACCTGGATCAAAGTAAACAGATTGTTGATTTGAATAAACGGATCAATGAACTGGAAGGAGCCATTGCACTGGCCAAAGAATTATTGAAAGGAAATAAATGATTCAATTAGGAAACATCACAAGCATGACAAAAACAGGAATTTCGAATTCTTGTGGAATTGATCAAAAAAAATTTAATTTACTACTGAAAGGAAACCTTGCATCAGGAGATTTAAAATGAAGCAATCAAAAATTTATGAATATGAAATCCAGATTAAATGCCCTTTTATAGAATCTTTTGACTCTCATATTCAATTGATGAGTCAAATCAATAAGATCAGTCAAAACCATAATATTGAACAAATCCTTTTAAACACAGATCCAAAAAGGCTTTTAATAACCTGGATTGTAAAATTTACCAATCCCCAGGATCAGGCCAATGCGATTGTGGAATCCATGGCATTGCTTTCAAAAAATTCAGTTGTTCCAGGAGAAATGATTTATCAAAAAGAGATTTCAAGCTCCAAAAAACACTTGAAAAAATTGGAAGAAAAACAAACCAAAACATTGGAGATTTTGGAAAATGTCTAAAAAAAGAATATCAGCGCAAAAGATCAATGGGTCCTGGGGATGGATTGGAAGATTTCCAGATCATCCCAGAAAAGATGGAAGACCATCTGAAAAAGTCTTGAGTGATTTTGCAAACCATCCAGCAAAACTGAACCAAAAAAAGAAATATGTTCCTGAATCTGATGAGGTCTTGAATCAACTGATGGATCTTTGGTTTTTAAAAAGGCTGGAGATTGAAGAAGACAAAAGAAAAAACCCTTTTAAATATCAAATGGAAGATTTGGGAACCCTGGAACAAGTGATCCTGGAATATCAGAATTCCAATTATTTCAATTCCAAATTATCCAAATCAAAAAGGAAGTATCGATTGAACCAGCATCAGTTCTGGGTTAAGAAGCTGGGCAAGCTTAAGGTCCATGAAGTTCATCCAGGGTTGATTGAAAATATCAAAGATGAAATGAGGAAAAGTTATAAGCCTTCCACCATCAATGATTATCTGAATGCTTTGTCAGCAGTCTATAAACAGATGGGAAACCACTGGAGAAAAAACAGAATCCCACTGATTCCTGAAAATCCAATCCTGGAAAGGGAAATGGTTCAAGATTCCATTGACCGGGTTTTAACCCTCGATGAAATGGACAGGCTTCTGGATGCCACTTCTAAAATTGAAAAAACCTTAAGCATTAAAGGCTTTGATCTTTGCATCAATCTGGCTTTGGATACCGGGGGAAGGTTAAGGGAAGTCTGCAAATTAAAATGGGAAAACGTGGACTTGGAAAAGGGATGGATCAGTTTTTTGAAAACCAAAAACAAAAGGCCCAGGACCCTGGAATTGTCAAATCAGGTTTTAAAAATGTTCAGGGATTTTTCAAAGGTCAGAAGAATTGACAATGATTTTGTTTTTGCAGGGAAAGCAAAGAATCATACCGAATTCAGAAAGCCCTTTGATAAAGCCCTTAAAATGGCCCGTATTGAAAACTTTTCTTTTCATGGGCTTCGGCATACCTTTGGAACTTACATGGCCTTGAATGGAATGCAACAAAACAAAATCAGTTCAGCCATGGGTCATGTTCAGACCCGTTCAACTGAAAGGTATCTCCACCTTAGACCAGAACAGACTGAATCGGCTGGAATCATGGAAACTCTAAGAAAGAATAAAATTGCATGAAATACAAATCAAAGATCCACATCAGCATCGAGGAAGTGGAAGAAATTACAACCCTAAATGATCAAGAAATTGATCAGATAGCCATTGCTCTTGAAGTCAGAATTGAAGGGCTTGAGGAATATTTAGATCATGAACGATTGATCAGGGAAGAATGGAGTGAAACTTTAAGAGAATTAAAAATTTTGAAAAAGCTTTTTGCCGTTATCACTGATGGTAGAATTGATCCAAAAACCGATAAAAAACCGATAGCAGTCTAAACCCCTTGAAATCATTGAAGATCATCAACTTTGCCAAGGTTGAGGTCGCCGGTTCGAACCCGGTTTCTCGCTCCATTTCTTCAATGATTTCAACCACTTCATTTTTTTTTATCAATTACCGATAAAAACCGATAACCCTAAAATTGCACTTTTTAGGGGGTAAATTACCGATAAAAAACCGATAAATTTCAAGCTGGATAGCTCCAGATGGTTGGCCTGGGGTGGGTGGAATTATCGAGGTTGTCCAGGTGGATAAATCGTTGGTTATGGGGTCCATGTTGTTTAATCCCGATTCCTGTCATTCCCATTTGTTTGGCAAGCTGGACCAGGACCATGGCATCATTTCCTGAAACCAAAATATCACAAGCCTGTCCAAAGGTATGGGGTCCAGTTCTCCCGGTTTTCTTGGAAACAATTTCATTGTAATCTGGATGCCTGAATCCACTTGTAACAATCATAGGCTTTCCATATTCCTTTCTAATCTGCTCCAGTAATTCCATGAACACCTGATCCATTTGGCAGATCCCGGTTCCCCTGCATTTCATTTCCTCAATTTTAAAATGTGGAGTCAAGTAAGTTCCCATAAAAATTGCAATCACTGGAGTTTTTATAAACTGTCTTCTGGAAATCTTATATTTTGTTGATTTCCTTAAGTCTAAGTTTAAGAGTCTGGACCAGTTGATCATCCAGGGAATTACTGGATTTTTCAGCCAACCATTCAGCGACTTGAATGAAGACAACAATGATTACCCTTTCGGATAATAGGGAAATCAGTATGGTTTTTGCGGTTCCTGCTAATATTGGAATCATGCGAGTTTGGCAAGCCTTTCCAGGAAAAATTGTTTAATGCCTTCTTGTCCATTTCTAAGGTTTTCCACTTCCCTTTCTAAATTTTCCATTCTGCCGTTCATGTTTCCCATAATCCCTTCCATTTTGTTTTCATGATCATTGGATTTATTAATCAATAAAATGTAGTTTTCCAGTTGGGTTTTTGTTTCCTCTCTATGACTTTTATCAGTTCTATAAATCCAGAATGCTTGGCCAGCTAATACAAGGCCAATAATTCCATTGTCAAAAATGATTTTCCAGACCCCTTCCCATGGATCTTGGGTGTTGACTTCCGGGTGATGCCCGGAAGCAAACACCAATCCTGCCCAGGTTAAAAAAACAATTAACAAATATTTCATTTTGGCTTCGGAAATTTATCCTTTATGGTTTTTATGCGAGCTCTCCACCCATCGATATCATGATAAATCATGTCTAATTGTTCCCCCAGGCCAATGGCATTATATTCTTCTAGTCTTTTCCTTTGATACTCGTTATCGGCATACTGCTTTTCTAACTCTTTAGTTTTTGCAACAATCTCCTTTTCAGTTGGTTTTGTTTGATTTTCATCTTCCCATGTAACCTTCTCACCATGCATAATCCATTTTGCATTTGGTCTTAACTTGGTTATTGCTTCTGCTCTAAAACTCATCCTGATACCTCCATAACAGTGATTGTTGAATTTCCAGAATTCCCATCTTGATTAACATAAGAAGGGCTTGAATGGCCTGACCATTTTCCTCTCAATTTGTATGTAATTTGCGATGTTGAAGAAGGACTGTCCAATTTACTAATTGCGAAACCTCCATGTCTTAAATCTTGTGAATCTAGTGTGTAGAAATTAGCACCAGAAGTATGTATATCTGTAGTATCCCTTGTTAAAATAACATCAAGTCTTGCTGAAGCCGTAGTTCCTCTTCGTGCTCCCATAACTTCACCAAAAACCAATATCTTATTTGATGTTGATGCTGGAGTTATATCAACAGTTACAATATCGAACGCATCAGTGTCGCTTTTAGAAATTTGAGTTGAGTTTATTGCTTGAAGAACTTGCAAAATATGGCCTGCCGGAAAAGTCGCATTTGATCCCAATGTTATTGTTGGATTAGTTTCAGAAAATGTAACTCTGCCAGTTGAATCAGCAATTGATAAACCTGCAGTTCCATCATTTGCTTTAAGATTTGTTGCTTTTACAGTTGTAGTTTTAAAATCCCCGGTGCATTCGACATCACCTGAATCAGTAATTTCAATTTTTTTGCTTCCATCGTCATTACTCAAAACTAAATCATCTCCTGACGATGGTTTAAAAGTAGCATCAGACATTAAATCACCTCCGATAAAGTAAAATTTGCAGAAACATGGCTTCCGTCATGTTTCATAAATGAAAAAACTGGTGTATTTACAAAATAATAAAATCCTGAATATCTTGTTTCTGGATTTTGACCTGATGCCATTGATTCCAAAAACAAAGCAGAAAAAGGTTTTGCTCTATATGCTCTTGCAAATTTTTCCAAGTTATCAGCCTGGGCATTGGTCAAAATTAAGCTTATGTCAATTGACTTCCCAATATTTCTTAATTCATAAGAATAACCACCATTGACCATCCTTCTTTTAACAGAATAATCATTTAATGATTTACCAACCCCTATTTGTGGGTTTGGTAAATCCAATGAATTCCCTGACCTTATGATTCCCAATCTAATTGGGTTAATAATTGATCCAATGGTCTGCGTTTCCATATCGGTTGACAGGGTCACAGATCCTGATCCTGTTCCTCCTCCAGTATAGGATTGGACCTGGGGAAAACCTCCTTCTTGCAGTGTTAAAGTTTTTCCTCCTGACAGGGTAACTGTAACCCCTCCATTTATTGTCACTGGTTGTAATGCAACAGAATCTTCAGTAATAGATGTATTGGTTGAAAAAGTTGAAGAAATGATGGTTCCACCAATGGCAATTTGCGAACCTACCAGGACCCTTCCGAATTCATTTAAATTAACAATTCCTCCAGATGAGTCTTTAAATCTTCCCGTTGCAGATCCATCTTTCTGCCAGGATGCTATTGAATTTCCTTTAATATTTTGTGATTTTCTGTCAGTCGAACTGGTCAGGGTTAAAACCAATCGGCACGTTGTAGTTTGCGGATTTGAAAAAATAATGAATTCAGATAAAAGTGGATTATCCTGACCTACAAAATAATTATTTAAGGTGTTTGGATTTCCTGAAATATCCGAACTTGCCAAATCGGTTGTTGTTAAGGTTCCTGATTCATGAACAGAAGATCCATCTGAATTTTGGAATGACCATGTTCCAGAATCTGCCATTAATCCACTGATAAAAAATGCTTCAACAGGGGCCGATGCCGTACCTGTCAAATTCAGTGTTATGGTTGCAGTGGTTCCACTGGTTCCACCTTGGGCAATGTATCTCGATGAAACTTTGTCATCCTGGACATTATCGATGGAATAAGCTGATGAAAATTCAGTGGATGCACTGATTGAAGTGGTTCTGTCATCTTGAATGATTCTCATTGGGTCACCAGTTCTGACAAGGTTGCATCCCCTTTGATATTCGTTGTTTTATTATTAAAATCCCAGGTTATGGTTCTGGCTATCATATCAATGGTGATCTGGTCTTCTGATCTGTCTAATTTAAACCGATCACCTGGATAATAATCAGTTTTTATTTCAGAAACTGTGATTGATGCCTGGGGCTTTTTTTCAACATCCCTGGTTTCATTTAAAATGGTTGTCATACTTGACACCTGGGCCACTGTATCAGCTAACATTGGCAATGATAAAACTTGGCCTACTGATACATTTTCAGATCTTGCAATGATGTCTAAGGTTTGAAGTTGAGAACCTTTTCTTTGGGTTGCCCTCCATGTTCCTTCAACTGCCTGGATGGGAAATCCAAGGGTATAAGAAGACCCTACAACATCATGATCTGAAAGCTGGGTTGCAGTTGGTGAATTTGCCCGGTCAATTAAATATAGGGTTGTTGCTCCCGTGCTTGGATTTGGCAGAATGTAAAATTCATGATTGACGGATCTTGCCACTTCTGATGCCAGTTCAGTTAATAATTGAGGTTTGTTTGAATATAAATGAATAGCTCTTGATGATGCAGAACTGGTCTTGGTTGTTTCTGCGGTTGTGACTCCTAAGGAAAGGGTATTTGCAACATAATCAAAAAAGGTTTCAACAGTGGTTCCATTGGCCCCGGTTCCTGAAACAACAACCTGACCCCCATTGTATCCTGAAGTCGTGATGGTTGTTGAAGTATCACTGGAAAATCGGTTGGTTCCTTCTTCAAAAACTGTGACTGTTTCAGAAGTATTCAAAGATGGATTCCTGAATGCCTGGGAACCCGTCTGAATCAAGGGTTGTCTATTGGTAATGACTCCATGACTGAAGGGGTTATATTGTGAATTTCCATCTGAATCTGTGACAACTGAAATGGCCTGATTTGAATAAGATGTCGGCTGAAATGAAAACCTTAACTGATCATTTGATATTTCTTCCAGAACCACTGTTCCAGAAAACATTGGATATTTTGTGTCATATTTAATGGAACAGTCATAAGGCCCAGGGGTTGCCAAAAGGGTGGCGTATCGAGTGGAACCAAAAGGCCCGGAAGCATTGTCAGGATCATTGTTTAAAATGACAGTTCCTTTCTGTACTGATATATATCCCCCTGATGTTGCCCCTAATGATACAATTGGGGCCTGGGAAACAAGCCCCTGATAAAAATTTCCATCAGGGCTTGCATAATCAGAATCTGAAATGTAATAAGTTGATCCTGAAACAGTCATTGCAATTTCAATCTGTGCCATTTATGAAACGGGTAATGCTGGAAACTCATTATATCGGTTTGCACGTTCATTGATCTGAATCCTGATTGATGAATCATATTCTGATATTTTTTGTCCTGTTCCATCAAAAACATTGACCACAACCCCGGAACCCTGGTTTGACATGGCAGATGATCCCCCGGAATATCCCCCTCCTGATTGTCTTGAACTGGAAGATCCTGAATTAATAGTTGGAACCTGATAGCTTAAATCACTATCAAAGGCCATGGTTCCTTCTTTGTTTCTTGGCCATTCATCTTCCCAGTAGATGTTTGTGTGATAAGGATCATTTGGCTGGACCGCATTAGTTAAATAAACCCCAGCCCCCCTTGTCACTGTTCTTGATCCTGCAGAATAACCATTGATTTGATTGACCAATGAACTTAATTTTCTTTGTGCTCCCTCAATTTGAGATCCATCAAAATTTACTGTTATTTTTTTATTTTTAATCTGATTTTCTATGTCTGTTAAAATGTCTGAAAATGCATTTGATATGTCATTTCTTCTAAAAACCAGTTGATTTTGAAGACCAGTAATCATTTCAGAAAAATCCTGTCTTATAATTGCCAAATGTTTTTTGACAATTGAAGAAACTCCAAATCCTGATCCCAAATATTCATCTGCTAAAGTCATAAGATTCAAATAAAATTTGGTGAATTTTTCAAGAGTTCCACCAAGGCCCTTTCTACCTCCAATGGCTGGAATATTAAGCTTTCCTCCAATCATTAATGGTTTGGTTGTTTTTACTAATTGCTTTGCCACTTTATTGGTTAATTCAATTCCCTTTTTAACCTTATTCTGGGCTTTTTCCTGTTTAACAACATTGGTTTCAATCTTTTTGGAACTGAGAAGTTCTGTTTGGAGTTCTTTGATTTGCTCCCTATTTGTTTTAAGCCTTTTAATTGCTTCTGTTTGTTCTTTTCCAGATGATTCTTCAATCTGTGTTTGAAAAAGCAGGGTTTCTTTTCTGGCAAGAGCTAAATCTGCAGAAATTTCATTAATGTCTCTGACCTTCTTTTCCTGTTCTCCAAATTTTTCATTTAATTTTTGAATTCCAAAGGTCCATCCATCAATAATGTCTGAAAGAAGATTTAGAGTGGATGAATCCATCAAAAACCCTCTTACTGATTTGGTCATGAGATTCCAGGAATCGTTAAATCTTTGAATAGCATTAATTGAATCATTACCCATAATTCCATTGACTAAACTTAGCTGTCTTCCATATCGTTCAATGCCTTCAGCCCCTTCATTGAATAAAACAGTCATTTCAACCCCAGTCCTGCCGAATAATTCAGATGCTAATCTGGCTTGCAGGGTTTTATCAGTTAAAGACCCTAGCTCATCTGAAGTATCTTTAAACAATTCAAAAACTGATTTGGTTGTTCCATCCAGATTTTTTGTTTCCACTCCAAGACTTTGAAATGCTTCCATCTGGATCTTGGCCCCGTCATTGGCCTTGCCGATATTAATGGCAAATTTCTGCATTGCGGTGTTTAAGGTATCAGTGGAAAGCCCTGACTGTTCTGCAGAAAACTGGAGTTTTTGAAGATTTTCTGCAGAAATTCCAATCTGGGTTGAAACCTTGCCAATCCTGTCTCCTAAATCCCTCAAAGATCCCATTAAGGCCCCAATTCCCATGGTTCCAGCAAGCCCAACTGCCATGGTTGCAAGCCCCCCAAATGAGCTTTTAAGCCTTTGGGTCCTATCAGTGATATTCCTGAAAGCCTGTTTCGTTTTGTCTTCAGCCCTGATCTGGACAGTGGTAGAAACTGCCATTATTTCTGCTTTTCAGATTTGATTTGAAAATAGGCATTCCAACCTGCCAACTCTGCCTGATTCATATCCATGATTTCTTCAACTTTCATGTGTAGATGTTCTGCGAGTTGAAAATAAAAATATAAGTCGGATGCCTCAATCAGTTTCCCAGGGAATCAACCTCGATTTCCTGGTAGTTATTTATTTCACCAATGACCCTAATGATCACATCAATATCAGCTTCATTCATCAGTTCTGTTTTATCAGACATTTTGAACAAAGCTTCTCCATTTTCATCCAAGGCCCTAATGATCAATGCTTCCACTGATGCTTCAATGGGCTTTTGTTCATTGAACAGTTTGGCCAGTCTTTCCTGGGTCCTTGGATTGGTTGCAGATTTAAAATAAATTTTCATTGGTGTTCCGTTCTCATCCCCCCATTCGGGGACGAGAACAGAACCAAGTCCTCCAGCTAATTTCTGCCTGAAATGCCTAAGAACATTTTCTTTGGGACTAGGCATTGTTATAAGTCAATGTCCCAGATCCCTGGGCTGAAAAACTGGAATTGACTGCATCATTCAAACTGGCACTGGTTGACAAAGATCCATTAATGACCCCTCCAGACCAATAATCACCTGATCCAGTTCCAGAAGATGAAGTATGATAAAGTTTTACAAACATTTCAGCCCCGGTTTGCATCGAGGAAAGCATCAGTTCCTGTCCTGCATCATCTTCCACATACCGCATCGATGCCGAAAGACTCCAGGAATATTGTCCTGCAAGAAATTCCTTGTTTGCATTTCCCATGATGGAAACCTCAATCTGTTCAGCATTTACGTCCACTGACCAGTCTGTGAGTTGTGCGACTGTGGTATATGTTCCTGACCCATCAGCATCCACTTGAAGAAGGCCAGTGTTTCCTTTAATTGCCATATTATCCTTTTAATTAGGCTGATGAATCTGGTGCATTTTCCAAATTCCGATATTCAACAAGATAAGTCATCCGAATGGTTCCAGTTGGCTTTGAACCTTCCCCTGAATAACTGATTGATACATCGGTAAGGTAGGAATCCATTGCCAGGCTATTGATTCCAATATCACCAGCCATAGCAGTTTCAACCTCCTTTCCGATTTGATCCAATGTGTCATCAACATTGGCTTTTGCAGACGCATATCCCTCCACAATCAAGGAAAGATTACGGCCTACAATCCTGGGAGAAGCCATTGAATAAATATCAACGGATTCCTCTTCTGTATAAATCAAGAGACAGGGTAGTTTTGATTTTTCCAGGTTAAAAATCCGGGTCTGAAAAACATTTGATCCCGTTGTTGATAATCCGGTCAAATCGGTTGCCACCCTTTCCCTGATTTGTCTTCTCAAATGGTTGGCCATTAACTTTGATCTTCCAGATAAAGGATGGTCAAAGATTGCCCTCCACTTTGCCCCTGAGACTCGATTCCAATCACATGATAGGTTACAGAATCAATCACCAATTGATCCCCATGGGCTACTGATGAAACATCAGTTGTTTTTACATAGACAGTCGGCTTAATGTCTTCTAAATCAACTTGACCCGTATCCATCGAAACTGCCTGGAAGGGTTTGTCAAAAATCACTGAAATACTGGAAGCAGATCCCCCGGAAGGGGTATAGCTTGCCGTTTCTGCAAATTCATTGGTGTCAAAAAATGCAGAAAAATCAGTTGAAGACTCAAAGGCCATTAGTCAGATTTCTTCTTTGTTTTTTTTGCTGGTTTTTCTGCCTGATCAGAAACTGCTTCCGCTTTGTTGGAACCTATTAAAGCCCTTCCCTGATGATCTGGAACCTCAACAATTGATCCAACTTCTGGAACTTCTCCATCAAGCATGAAACCCCTCAAAACAATAACTTTCATAGTGCTCCCTTCTTTAGAAGGGGCTGACCCTTGGATCAACCCCTTTGCTGATTTAGTGTCGAGCATTATGCATCATTGGTGATTGCGAATGAGCCAGCATGCCGAACCCCAACATCTGCATCTAAGAAACAGACTAAGCGGATTCTTCCATCATCAAATTCCCGGTTGACCTGGATGTCAATTCCGTTGCTGAAATAAGCAAGGATCAGATCATTCCAGTTTCCGAAAATGGCACGTTCCTTTGATCCAAAAATGGCCGAAGGTGTCACCATGGCCGGGAATCCTCCAATGTCATTGCCTTCCATGACAAATCGGCCTGAACCAGAATCCCTGGTTCGTGCCTTTGCATCAGATGCAAGGGTTGGATGAAGGACATATCCCAATGAGCCAAAATAAGCATTGGCACTCATTACATCCCCCTGCATTGCCATAGCATTGGCCCAGGAAAACTGGTCAGCAGTAATTGAGGTTATGCCGACGTTTGCAGTGTTGCAGATTCCAACTGGTGAATTTGCTTCATCACCTTCGCCTTTGCCCTGCAATGATGCCTTATCAAATGCAACCGCAATGGAAGAAGCAATGTCAGTTCTTAAGAGGTTTTCAACATCCAAAGAACCTGACTGGAGTCTCAACTGTCTAGAAACATCTACCCTTAAAGCATAAGTATGCAGTTGAAGGGTCAACTGGTCATAAGATGGGGTGACATCTCCAGCATCTGCTGATTCTGCAATCCATCCCCCGGAAATCGCTGCATCCCTTCTTGGAATCTTGATAATTCCATCCAGGTTTCTGAGCGTTCTTGCTCCCATCTGAACTGATACCATCTGAGCATCCAGATATTCAATGAAGGAAGCAGAATCCAGAATAGTTGGAACCAGATATTGACCATCCCCTGATCCAGCCAAAAGTTCTCTTTTTGCAAAGTATCCACCTGGCACGGGCTTCTTATGCATTTTTA